ATCTGCTGTATCTCCATTTTCAGGACTAGCTACTTCACCTGATGTAGGTTCAGCATTCTGAGTACTTCCTGCTCTAGATACGTATGTATGATTACCATCTTGTGTTATTCCTGCGATAGCTGTTTCTAATGCTTGCAGTTGATCTCCTAAAGAGCTATCATTATCAGTAAGTATTGTTCCTGTGTAGGTTCTTACGAAATCTAGGTCAATATTTACCCATGTTGCGCCTGTCCAATACCATATGGATGGAGTATCTTCCTCCCTTGCCCATGCGGATTGTGTTCCTGTAGGTGTCCACGTTGGTCCTGCTCCTGCAGTTATAGTGGAAATTGCGTTATTAAACAGATTGTCTCCTGCTGCCATTGTAACTTATTTTAATTGTTTGTGTTTATTTTATGTAGTTCCTATTGTAGAATTGTTTGGTGATGGTACTCCATCTAGATTGTCACTTGCCCATCTAAACTTTCTGCCTGCCCCTAAATCTGCTAGAGCTTGTGCATAAGAATCTTTGACAACTATCAATTCATCTTGTATGAAATTATCATCCATATCAAGTGTCTGATCAGCTAAGTGGTTACCTAAACCATCTCCTGCATTTCCTGAATTGGCACAATTACCAATATCACTACAAAGTATGCCTCCTACCTCGTCAATTAAGTTTTTTGTAATTGAATTATTACCTAGTATATTTTCAGAGCTATCTGTTGTTATCTCAAGAGTAACAGGCAGACTCAGTTGTTCAGTATTAACAGTTACATTAACTATTAAGATATGAGTACTTCCAGGAAATGTGTTTCCTAGAGAATACTCAGCTACTGTAGATCCTTGTGCACCTGTACTTGAAGATATGCTATTTATGGTAAGTTCTGAACCAACACTAGCAGTAGCTAATACATTCTGAGCTATTTTAGTAGCATCTCCGTTATATACAAAAGATATATTATAATCACTACCTACTCTTATAATTTGCATTATTATATATTTTTATTATTATACGTTAAATACTCTAACAGCTTGTGAATTCCATGCTGATAAAGATGATTCAAGACCTCTAGAGTCTACAGGTTGAATTCTTACTCTTTTTAATATCCCTGCTGCGCCACTATGTTGAGTACTCAAGTCTACATTTATAATAATACCTTTTGAACTAGCTGCTGCTAATCCTGAAGGTATAGTTACTAATTCAGTAGTTGCGTTGTAAGATACTCCTGCATCTGCTGCTCCTGTACTAGTGTATTCGAATCCACTCGGAAGATTTGTTAAAAATACAACATCTCTGTCAGTTGGACTAGCTGATGTATTAGTTACTAGGAATTCAATTGCAATATTGTCTCCGTTATTTTGATTAACATTTCCGTTAATATCTATACTTGATGTAAGACTTAAAGAATCTAATGCACCAGAAACACCTTGAGGAATACCAAGGTTAAGTACCTTATTAGGGCTTGACCCTGTTATTACAGCAGTTGCTGAATCTCCAGCAGCTAAAGTAGTAACTGTACCTATAGTAAGATTATCTCCATCTACAGGGTCAGGAAGAACTAAGTTTAATACTTGATTAGGTGATGTACCTGTAATACTAGCTGATGCTACACCTGTTGTGATAGTACCTATAGTTAATACATTACTAGCACCTGCAGGACCTTCTAGTCCACTAAGCTCACTTAATAAATCTCCTTTAGAGATTCCTCCTAGAACTATTACTTTTGAATTGTTTGTATCATCAGAATCGTCAGGAAGGACAGTGCCTTCAAGAGTAACTTCATATGGACTTAATGATTCATCAGTAACAGTAGCCATAAAAGATAGATACTGATTTTGATCTGAAACTATTTCAGGAAGAGTCCATACACCTGTGACTATATTAAACGCTCCACTACTAGGTATTACATTTGTAATACTTACACCAGCAGTGTTTGTTAATACGAATTCAAGGTTTTGTTTTTTTACAGTAACAGAATTCCCAATGCTGTCAACTGTAGGGGCTATACCAATTGTAAAATTTTTAGTATAAACATACCCATTTTTTATTATATCTACTGTACCGTTTGACATGATTACGAAATTTGAATATCAATTATTGAATTATCTACTTGAGTTGTAACTGAGATATCTACAACAGGCTCTACACATGTTCCTAAACAAGGATCACATACTTTATCCGCATCGCAAACAACTGTTGCACACCTAGACTTGAATACTATGTCAACTATTCCGACATTACTTTCTCCACCTTGCTGTACTCTGTACTGTATTTGACCTGTTGTGTAAGAACTCCCCTCAACTGAAGGGTTGTATGCGGCTGTAAAACTAATGTTATCCTCATCAATTGTAACATTGGTTAAGTTAACACTGTTTTTTACTATCGTATACACTGCAATGTCTGTGCTTCCTGTCTTTAAACTCACTTTGCCCATGATAGGTATCACTCCTGATGTTTCAGAGGCTCCACAAGGAAACACTGAGTCTGCTGCTTTAATAAGCATGTGAGGTGTAATAACACACTTTCCGCTATTGTGGCAAGAAGGAGCACCTACTATAGTTGGAGAACAACTACACCAATTGAATTTTGTATCCATTATATTTTATTTTTTTCTTATTATTATTTAGCAGCTACAATTTAGCCTTTTAAACATGCTAACCAAAACTTTGTAATGTTCCGAAGCTTGTTCTATTAGACCTCTTTTACTTGAGGCTTTTACTAGCTCCATTTGAAGCCATATATTTTTAACGTCACCATCTTCTATTCCATTGTCTATCAATACCTTCTCAAATGCACATTGTGCTGAAGATAAAATAGCCTCTGTTCTAGAGTACTTTACACCGCAAACTTCTGTGCTGAAAGTATATATTCCATCACTGTCGCATTCTACATCATTAGTTAACGACAAAAGGGGTACTCCAGTAGACAGACCTATATTAGCCTGAAGTACTGAGGTAGCCCCATTTTCTTCGTTTACAATTGATACGGTATAAATGTCTTGGGCTGTGTTATGTTTCGCTGTTACCCATTCTGAGTAATCAGTAAAAATTAAATCCTCATCCTTATAATCTAATAAGAATTTGAACTTATTTTCTGAGATGCAAGAGCATTTAGACATTATAATCGCAATTATATATTATGTAAAATTTATTGTTAGAATTTTAAAGTTTTTCTAACCTAAACTTATTTCTTATAGTACTGTACCTGATGAGTTAACTTTTTCTACAACAGGAGTAGTTAAACTTTTAGCTAGTTCAACCATGTCAATTCTAAACCACTCTCCTGCATTATCAGGATCTTTAAACTGCATGAACTCTCCATTACAAGGAAGTTCAGGTCCACAGTCTGTGCAGTCTTTAACACAAATGAAATCAACAGGCTTTACTCCACCGTTTTTATCATTTGTACTTAGAATACCCTTTTTTACTTGAATCTTTTTTATCATCGTTTTTATTTTTATTCCCACCCAAATAAAAGGTCAGGAAACACTCGAATGAATGTCTCCTGCCAATGAAATCGAGTTGGGGATAATACAAAATAGGAGGTGGTAACTTTTTACCACACTCCTAGTTATATATATTTATTATGAAGGACAAACTGCAGTAGCTAAATCTCTACATACGTTTGGCTTAATAGCTACAAATTTAGTAAACAGTGCTTCTACTGCAGTTTTTGTAGTAGAATCTCCTTGAGGTACATTAAGCTCTGAAAATACTTTATAAGTATTACTCTCAGGCATTACAAATGAATCTCCGTATACTCTACTTCTTACGTAGTAAGTACAGTAAGATGTTTGACAATCTGCTGTTGTTATATTAGAAAGTTGTGAGTTACTATCAGGTAATCCTAAGTGTCCTGAGTAAGTGTTTCCTTGTTGGAAATCAAACCCTTCTCCACCTACGATTTGGTGATACTCTCTCAACTGTACATCTGTTCCGAAGTTAGAAGCGATAGCACCTTTCTGAAGCGTAGCTTTCAAGAAGTTAGTGTTAATTGCCTCATAAGCATCAAAGAATTCAATATCAATTTGTCTTCCTCTATACTCAGGTACTTGTCCTATGAACGCTCCACACTCAAGCTTATCTTGCTTAGCGATAATTGCTAATCCTGCAGTTGGTGTTTCAGTATCTGTAGATGTTGAACAATCTTGACAGAATGACTCTTGTGAGAATGTTGGGAAAGGTACGATTGCATTTGCACAATCACTTAATCCTGCAATTGCGAAGTTAGTATCACATGTAGAAACATACATTTGGATTCCACAACAGTCTCCCATACCTTGTGTAAGTACTACGAAACCTCCATGTCTTCCATACTCTTCTTCAAAACCTTCTTGGATCTGAGCTGCTGCTTCTTCTAGCTGAGCTGTAAGAGTTTTAGTATTATCTGCTGCTGCAGTAAGACCTACGAAATTCTTCACTACACCATTAATAGTAAATGTTGTAAGTGCATCAATTCTATCACAACCATCACAATCAGTTCCTTCAGGAACCATACAGTATGATTTGAATGTTGGGTGAAGTTTAACAGCTTTGTAAGGCTTATCAAAACTTCTTCCTGAACCCATACCTGGATATGGTAGTTCGTCTAAAGTAATTCTTTCTAGATTGCCGTTGATCTCGTCTACAAGACCACACATGTATTCATCTGCTGTTACAGTCTTATCACAATCCTCACACTGCTTACAGTTAGGTGTATAAGAAAAAACTTGTGATGCTCTTACACGATTTGGGTAAAATGCTCTAGTTTCGTTATCATCTAAAGTAATTCTAACTGAAAGTGTATCGCAAGTTAAACATTTTGGATAAGCTGCTTTGATTTCACTTAGTGCACAAGATGGTCCATAAGCTCCTAGATCTCTAATATCACATCCACCGAACTCTTCAGGTCCTGCACTTCTGATTGAATCTACGATACCGTTATTACCACTTGAGTGAAGTACACCTATGTTAAGGCTTCCAACATTATCTGCAGTAATACTTGCAACATCAATTGTTAAAGGTACTGTTCCTGCTGCTGATCCTGCAGGTACATCTAACCATAAGATTGGTTGTTTAGGATTAAATGCGTTGTTATAAATACGTCTTGTTTGAGTCGTACCAGGCTTTCTCTTTATTGTGTAAAGAGGTAGGTCTGCTGCAGGGAAACCAAAATCTCCCTCAGTTACTAATATTCTGTTAAAGTTAGCGTAATTCTTCATGAATTTATTTTATTTATTTTCTGTTTGTATTTAGCTATGCTATTTTATCGATAGAAACTATCTTATTAAAATCTGTTTGAAATTGTTGTGGACTCCTTGTAGCTGCATCACTAATCAATACTGCAACATCTACTACTTTAGTTGCTATTGATGAGTTATCTACTTCAAAGAATACAGAATTTGCTTCTAATATACCATCTAATTGACTTATAGGTTTATTACAAGTTATTAAGTGATCTGCTGTAACTCCTGTAGGCTTCTTATAGTAGTCTACTATAACACTGTCTAAGTCCAATTGACCATCAGTGTATACGTATAAACCATTAGAACCTTGCTCTGCTATTAATTGTTCCCAACCGAAATTTGCCTTCCTGTATGGGTCTCTTCTAGCATCGTTTAAATCATCCGATTGTACTATTCTTAAAGGAATCTCCTTTTGACAGTCTACACATCTCTCATGAGATATAACTGCTGATTGGTTTAACCTTTTATATAGATTGCTAGGATATTTTGCTATCCAATAATCTTCATCTACCTTTGTCAAGTTTAATTTCTTATGCTTAACCTTTAGTAGTCTAATATTATCTTCGTACCTTCTATCCTGCTCTGCTAATTGAATATTGTTCTCTGCTATTCTGTACCAAGCCTCGTTTATAAAACTTACTACATCTCTAATTGCAAAGTTCTTAGATGACCCAGTGTTCATTGAATTCTTCTTCAAATAGAAATCATATAGTAATTTCTCTACTGGTATCTTAGACATCTTCTTTTATTTTTCAAAGTTCTCTAAAAAGTCAACTATTTTATCCCACATATCCATATTCTTAGGATTCATGAAATATGAAATTAAGTCATTATCATTTTTAGTATTCTCAAGTTTAAGTCCATCTAAGTGATAAACTCCCTCTTTTCTTGTAAATGCTCTCTTTGACTTAGCATCTATGATCTGTGCCATAGTATGTAACTCTGCATCTTTCATTTGAGCTAGTTGCAAGAATCTGTTCTGCCAAGTAGATCCACCGAACTTACTAGACTTTGCTGTATTCTTAGCACATCCATCTCTCAGCTCCATATATAGAAGCTCATTGTCTCCTGTAAGCTCATCAAAAGATGTTGGTTGCATAATTTGAGCTACATGTAATTGTCTTTCAACTGACATGTTTCTCAACAATTCTATTGCTGAATCCTCATCTTCAACTTTCTCCTTACGGATCTTAGTCTCTGTTTGTGGACTCCATATAGCTAATTCTGCACCTGCTACAGTAATGCTTGATTGATTAAGCATAGGGTTCTTGATCTCAGGGTTACCCATGTATGTTCTGATAAAAAACTCCTCTAAAGGAATATCAGCGTGAAGTGCTATCTTACCACCTCTCATAAATGTGCTTGCAAAGAAATCATGATGGTTTAAGAAAGGATCTGAAGGATTTGTAAAAGACTTTTCTTCAGGCATTATTATATTACCTGTCTTTGGATCTCTTAAACTTAATGCTTCTCCTATTCTATGTAGGTCGTTATACGTACCGTACCAAGCCCATTTTTGATTAATCTTGTCCCACTGAGTAGTTAGATTCCTAACTGCTCCAGGTATTGAAGTATAATCATACTCTAACTCCTGATCATCGAAACTGTCTGAACTAGGATTCTTAGCCTTTTGACCGAAGAAACCAGGCTTAGCTAGTTTACCTGTTGTTAATCTATTCAACTTGTCCACCTTAGATAAGAAAACCACAGGGGGCAAATTGGTTTTTAAGATATTCTGTGCCTGAGTCTTTTTAGAAGACTTAGCACTCTCTTTTGCTGTTGACTTAGTTGCCATTTATTTTATATTTATATTATCCCAAAAATTACAGCAACATCACTAACTCGAACTAGTGATGCTGCTGCTTAATTATAATCTAAAGTTTATCTTATTGAACTTCAGGAACCATTCTAAGAACAGAACTTAAATCATCAATAGCTAAACCGAATACTTCTCTCATTTCAATCTTATATGCATCTCCTAATGATGTATCACCAGGTTGTGAATATCTTGGATTGTCAACTCCTACTGCACCAAATGGTGACCAGTAACCTGAAGTAACAGTTCTTCTTCTCTTCTCGTTTCTTGTAAGAATCTTGATATTTGGCTTAGCACCAATACCCATATCCATTGCAATAAATTCGAATGAACTTGCAGGTTTGTTTGTACCAGGCATGATTGAAGACTCACCAAATACTCTTGGGTTATCTAACATTGCCCAATGTCCTACTGTAATTGAACCGAAAAGGTCTAAGTTATACTTGAAGAATCTAGTTGTTCCGTAAGAACGCTTCATTCTGTCAGAAAACTCATCTGCTACTGCTTCTCCTAGTACAAATGAATCATCAATAAGAACAGGCTCTTTGTCGAATCTTTCTTTTACCCAATTGTGGAAAAGTTTAAGTCCTCCCTCACCTGTCATTAACATGATGTTTCTCTGTGCCATTGGAACTCTGTCATACCAGAAGTTGTCCAAAATGTTAGAGAACATATCAAGGTTATTAACCTTTGGGTTATACTTCATGATCTGAGCTTCTTCCATGAATTCGAAGAAACCAGGAGCTGTTGTAATTAACTGCTTAGAGTTAATGTCTCTGTGGTGATCAGAAGATCTACCTGTCATCATAAGAAGTTCCTTCTCTCTACGGTAAGTCATCTCGTGCTCAAGCTCCATCTTGTTGATAAGACCTCTTTCCATGTTAGCATCAGAATCGATATCGTGTCTTGATACGATTAAAGTACCATCTTGTAGGTGAGTTTCCTCGTCTACTGAATAAGCTTTTGTGAATGTTGTCAAGTTAACTGCGAACTCAAGGTATGTGTAATTCATTTGGAATTCACTTGAACCATAAGTCATAGTGTCAATCCAAGAACTAACAGAACCTTTTCTATCCCACTTTCTTCCAATATCGAAGAATGCTACAGGAATGAATGTATCCTTTTCAGTTGTCTTGAATTCATATCTCCAAGAATTAGCTCCTACTGGCTCTGCAAAAGACTGAAGCATGATTTCATACTTGAAGTGTCCTACAGGGTAAAGTAGATCTTGTGGCTTGTAAAATTCGTTATCTAAAATTACATGTCCTATTTCATTACCTGCACCAGGAAGGTCAGACTCTGAGTAAGGGTTTTGTGTAATTGAAGTTTCTGTAGCTGGCGTACCGTATACTCTCCATCTAACTTGATTCTTACCTACATCCATCATTCCACCGTTAGCAGATACCCAATCCATAAATGGAGTAGTAGTCTTGCTCAGTGTCTCAGACATTGGCGAATAGAATGTTTTACTCAAAGCGATTAGCTCTTCGTAGTGTGCGTGCTTTGGTCCAGCAGCTAAAAGTAAATCTGAATATCTAATATCCGATCCAAATTTCTGCTCACGACTCATCGGTACGTGATTTATTTGGTATTTTGAACCATGTGGCGTTCCTCTAAATGACATATTTAATGTTTTGTTTTTTATTTTAAAGTACTTTGTCCCCTAGATCAAACCATGACCCTGGGTTTTTTTTATTATTCGTATTTTTAACAGGATCTCCATCAGGATATTTTTCAATCTCCACAGTATTCCTATTCATAAAATCTTTATCTGAAAGATCCTTTGCTTTTCTTTTTACTCCTTCTAACTCTTCGCCTCTATACTTAAGTATCTTAAATAGATACATCTGAGTCTTAAAGTCTTTAAGGTCTTCAATTAAGAATTTATTCCATTCAGAAGTTGTGTATTTTTTACCTTCTACTTCTACTACAGCGTTTTTCTCAAATATTGAAGATCTAATATCTTCTAGTTGAGTATCTGATAAAGGCTCTTCTCTTATAGACTTTTCTCTAAATACTCCTTCTAAGTAATCTGTATTAGCTTTTAAATCATCTGCCTCCTGTTGTGCCTTTTGAGCAGCAACCTGTGCCTTTTGTTGTATAAAGCTATCGTGCTTGTTTTTGAATTCCTTTTGGTATTCTTTAAACTCTTCTCTTATAGAGTCTTCACCGCTAATCTCTAGACTCTCAGTGATACGTTTTACCCTTTCATCAGAATAACCTCTATCTCTCATTCCCCTGCTTATGACATCCAACATCTCGTCAGACTCTGCATCGTTAGGGTCTATAGTGGCATACTTCTCATATTGTACGTATTGACCTAGTTCACTTGGATCTGCTCCTCCCCTGATAGCCATAGCGTATTGAATATCTGATTCATTTACACCCATCTTCTCTAAGGTAGTTAAAACCTCTGTACGAGTTGCTGTAGCGACCTGCTCCTGTAGCTTAGCTTTATTAGCTTCTACATATAAGTTATATACTTGGTCACCTGTTGCGTTTTCAGGTACTTCTACATCAGGAAGTAAATATCCATCAGTTTTCATTTGCTCTGCTACTCTTGAGTATACATCTCCTAAACTATCTCCTTTGTTTGACTCAACCTCAACCTCTTCTTTAGTTTCAACTGAATCCTCCTTTTTTAATGAGTCTAGTACATCCTGAGTTACATCAGTAATATCAGTAGTAGCATCAACATCACTATCAACAGATTTGTCCTCAACAGGAGGATCTGCATCAAGTTGCTCTACAACTTCCTTATTATCTATTACTGTATTAACTTCCTCCCCTACAGGTTTTGGTGCAAATGGATTATCTGCTCCAATAGTTACGACTGAATTACCAATCTTGTGTTCTCCTTTTTCCATTTCCCTCTATTTCTGACACAAATATATAACCAGATTATAAGAATTTAGGGTATTTAGGCATTTAATATTCTCACGCCTAAACCCCAATCTTACTTAAAGCTATATTTTTGTGCTCATTTTTTATAAAATTATTTATTATTTCCGTATTTTAAAGCTAATTCTTCTCTATCAAATTCTAGTTGCTTGTCTTTTGCTATTCTATCAGCTATGATTTGCTTCTCTTTTGCTAATACAAGCTCTGCTTTACCATCTCCATTAGTATCTGCAGCATTCTTGATTGTGAGTGATTGTATCTGTGCTCTAGCTTCTTGACTTCTGAGAACTTCAACATGCTTCTTATAGTCATACTCTTGTGCTGCTGCATCTACTGCTGCTTGAGTTTGCTGTTGCTTATCTAGCTTCTGCATCTCAAATTGCTGTGCTTGCTGCTGAGCCTCTGATATCTCTTTCTTATATCTCTTAGTAAGATTTATAATATCACTCTTAGTAGTTGCTTGAGTAAGCTCTAGTATAATATCTATACCGTTTCCTCCTGCTCCACCTACTAACTGCATCATTTGCTGCTTTAAGAATTCTATCTGCTGCATTTCAAATCCTGAGTTTTCTAACTCAATACCCATTTCTGTGTAGAAGAATTCTCTACCTGCTTTCAACTCCATTAAAGATGAAGGTGATAGTATATGCTCTATCTGAGTAGGATGATCTTTATAATGCATCCTAGCTTTATCCATCAATGCTCTAGCTGCCTTTTCAAATATTATCCTATGAGTCTCATTAATTGGCTCAGTCTGATTAGAACTAGCTGATTGCTGAGATTGTAAGTTTGATGTATTTGTATATTGACCTGCTGCACCTGCTCTAGCTTTACTAAAGTACATAGCATCGAATAAACCCTCTCTAAAGAAGTTTAATAGATTTATGTTCTCACCTATCTCTGCCATCTTACTAGCATTAATACTTTTAAGTATGTTGTTGTCTATAGGTGAAACTCCATGCTTCCTGTTCTGAATTGGTAACATAGAGAAATCTTTTAATAAAGTAAAGAATTCCTTCTGCTTCATCTTCTCAGGCTTGGCATCTATATTATATGGAAATAAATTACCCATATTTGTTTTAATAGTATGCTTCAACTCTGCCATCTGTATATCAAAGTCCCTCTGATATGTTTTACCTGAATCTACTACACTTCTATTCTTAGTTCTGTTTGCGTAACTAAAGTATCTCTTTCCGTAGTAAGGTAATTCTAAATTGTATGGATTTTTTATTGTACCATGTTGGTACTTAACAGGCTCAACTTTAATGTAATGATCTGCGATCTTAGTTCCTTGCCAAACTTCTTTAGCCCAAACCTTTGTTACACTATAATCGGATTCTACAGGCTCATAGTTTTCACCTACCCAATAGCTCTCCATTCTATCCTCACCTGAATTATATCTTAGTACTTTTTTATAAAGCCTATTATCTTTCCATGTTACATGTTGAACCCTAAGTCCTAAGTTACTTATGTTTTGATTGTTTCTAGTAGCTGATCCTCCCATCACATCTCCGTACATACTATTGAAGTTTCTGTTACCTTCAATTGTCCTAGTATCTAAGTTTCCGTACTTTTCTAAATAGAAATCACCATCTCTTGCTGAAGCCTCTAGTACTGTTTTTATATTATCTTGATTGTACCAAGCTTCTTTTGAGAAACCCTTTCCTCTAAATTCACTCATTGGCATTACACCACCTTCAAGATCCTTTAGCATTTTAGGAGTTAAATACTCTGCGTACCTTTCTGTTATATCAGGAATAGTCATAACTTGATCTCTCCTAGCCCAATCCATTTCTTGAACCCATGTCTTATTAGGTGAACCACCATATATCAGCTCATCAGGATAAACATTTTCAAATAATAAATCATCTCTATGAACATCAACGTAATAATACTCCTCTCCTGTCGGAAGTGAGTGTACGAATCCTTCTATATTCTTTTCTCTTAAGTTTAATTGATCTGTCAAAAAAGCCATAACTTCTTGAGCTTGCTTAGCTACAGGAGTTCTGTAGTCATTTTCCATATACTCAACAATTTCTTTAGGAGATAAAGCTTTTGCTCTACCCTCTATCTGAGATTGAAACTCCTTCTGCTCTTCAGGAGTCAAACTTAATGGATCCTCTATGCCAAACTGTTTTAGCATATTACTAGCCACTTGCTGTTTTAGAGGTCCTAGGAACTCCTTCTCAACACTGCTCTTAAGTAGCTTATTGTATTCCTTAGCTACGAAAGTTTCTTTATATGGAGATAGATCTTGAACTACTAAAGAGAATGGTCTTCTCAACTGCTCACCTATCATTGCCTGCCCAATTTGAGATATTAATGGATAGTGTATAACAGGATTATCATTCAATGTAAAAGTTTCCCCCATTATACTGTGGGTCTTATTATCATCGTATATCTTAGTATCTACTCTACCATTTAATAAATCATAATTCAAGTCAAAATTTCTTAATCTATCTTCGTCAAATCCATCCGAAAATGAATTAGCACAATACTGATCTATTATTTGCTTTTGCCTCTTTGAATTGTTGGCTGACTTTTTAGCTGAAGAAACCCTTGGGTTAACCTCGCTATTATTTTCAAATGTTCTGCTTATGTATGCCATCTGTTTTTTTTATACTTACTCCTAGAACTTTAGGAATTCTATAGTTCTATTGTTTGGATTGTCTAGCTGCTCGTTATCATACTCCTCGTATGCATCTTCGGCATCTAAATTGATTACTAAATCTTGTCCCTCTAACTCAGTTTTCAGTATCATTAATAAATACAAAGAAGATAATGCATCAAACTTTGTTTTATATTCAGGCTCATAATTAATAGCCTCACTTAATATTCTTAAACTTTTTATCTCTTGAAACTTTTTCTTTGTTGGTACACCATCTTTATCCCTGTCTATAACTTCCTTAAACCATGTAGAAAGTTTTAGATAAGCATGTGCATTTAAAGTGGCATTCATCTTAACACCTCTACCCCAATGCGAGGCTCTTATCTTACCCTTGTGTAACTTATTCAAAGTTTCTAGTGGCTCTAGTGAAAACATTCCTAAGCATTCATTATCTGATGCCCACTCTAACATGTATGGAATGTTACGCTCTTGAAAAATTTGAGCACTATAATATTTAGCTATTAAAAGTATAATTTCGTAAGTGTCTGTTATTGACTCTGTACGACCTGTCCACTCTAATACTATATTATCTCGCATACCTCCCATGTTACCTCCGAAGTCTGCCTTATAAACCATTATACTATTTAAAGAAGCACCCTTTCCTGATTGAGAAACTGGATCGACTATTACGTGATATAGACCATCAGGTGGACTATCTATAACGTCTTCATACATTATACATACACCTCTAAGGTCATCTAAATTGTCTTCTCTACCCCAATCTACTATTGGTGTAAACTCCTTCTTGAAATCTTTGTCAAATCTAACACCTCCAACTACATTTTTGTCAGAATGGAATGTACCCATCGCAACATCAGGCGAGTCTAAAGTATTCAAAGAAACTAAATCTGCTCTGTATGTTGCCATCTCTGCAGTAGGAAACTTATTCTTAGTTTTAGGAATAAGCATCTCCTTCGGATAAATAGGATTAAACATCACATGATCTATGAATGATGCTGAATCTTTCTCCTTCTTTAACTCTATCCTTTTTTGTATTACTCTAGCTAAAGATTCCTTTATTAATGTATTACCTTGTGGATCTTTAAACTCCTCTGCTGCATAAACTACAGATACAAATAAACCTGACCTAGCTTTAGAATTTGATCTGTTATAAAAATCTCTAATGTTACATACGTTATAACCTCTAGGATTCTCAAACATATCTTTTGAACCTTCTATCTTAGAAGACTCTCCACCAGTTCCGATAGCTACTAAACTACCTGTACCTCTTTCACCAACCTTCAGTGAGTTTTCACAGGCTGCTTGTATCTCTCTTATGTTATCAATGAAACCACACTCCTCTAAATATATCCTCCTAAACCTATCACCTGCAACTATCTTAGCATTGTTAGGTTTTATTGATAAAAGACTAGCTTGATTACCTGTTATATCTTTAGCTCCACTCTTCTTCTTAACTTCGTGCCTAACTAGATTGTCAACTATCCACGAACCACCTGAAGTCTGCTTATAACAGAACCCATGATAATCAGGAAGTCTGTCAAACTTACCAGGAAGGTTTGCGTAAGACCTTGATATGTTAGCCAATGATCTTTCCAAAGGATCCTTCTTGGAAGCTGCCAATGCAAAGAGCATATCATTGTTGGTTAGGTATAATTCTTCATATCTCCTAACACCATTAAAAAACCACTCATGTAAAAAATCTCCTAAAAATGTGAAGAAAGATTTACCTAGTGTCCTTGATGCTAACAACACAGCATTCTGCCTTTGATTTAAATACAAAGGAAGTCCTAATGGTCTGTCTTGTTTTCTTGTTATTAAATAGTGCTCAGTTAAATATATCCAAGGATCAATGTACTCTTTAAAGCTACCACTCTTAATGGTAAGTTTCTCTAAGTTATTTTCTACATCCTCTATCTCAAATGCTTGTAAACAATCTCTCCAATTAGGATATTTTTCTAAGTCTCTATCCTCTATTTTTCTTATGTAATCACAGCAAGTATAATTGTAATCATCTTCAAAACCACTAAACCCATCCATTATAAAATAGTAGGTAGCCATTATCCATTCATTATCCCTTAACCTTGGATAAATTCTTTTTCTCTCGTCATCAACTATTTTTATGATATTAGTATAGAAGTATAGCTTAGGCATCATGTACACCCAAGTACCTTCTCCATCATCACTATCTTCTGCTACATCATAAAACCACTTACCCTCTACTATGTTTTTAGTAACTTTATCCCAATATCTGTCATAAGTTTGACTAAATGGATTTAAAGTTTCAGGATGATTTCTTTCATAGAATAAATCCCTGTTTTGTATCTTATATGGTAACATGTCAACACCAAAGAAGTCTGTACCATCTATTTCTACAATTCTATCAACTATACCATCCCTCAGCCTCTTACTTTCCATCTTAATCTATTATTCCTTTTTTCTTCATCTCCGAAGTCATTGCCTCAGCTTTACGCTCTTGATATGACTTTATGTAACCTGCATATGAAGCCTGTTCTCCAACCTCTTCCTTGGCTAACATTTCTAACTCTTCGTATTCTTCTAAATATGACTTCTGAGTCTTACGCATCGTCTCCTTCATGATAAGATCATCTTCATTGTCGTATGCTAAACCTCTGTAGAATATCTCACGTTCTGATAATTCTAAACGCATAACTGATAACCTTTTTTGTAGCTCTGTTCTACACTTATCTTTATAAGATAATATATATCTATTATACTCATTCCAAGGAAAGTTAGACTGCTTCATGAAAGACAAGTTAACATCCTCTATCCTCTCTTTCTCATCATCTATAGCTGCATAGTAGCTTGACTTAAGATCGTAGATTCTGTATATACCTCCCATTATCTTATCTCCAAGCTCCTCTGACTCTTCGTACAAATCACAGAAAGGTTTCATCTCCTTTATCAATGGGTTCTGCTCAGAAAATGTCATGTCATCAGCATATATCACCGCAAACTCTACTATACTCATATCTTATATTTTACTTATCAGTACCCACTTCTATTATTTCTGTACAAGCTGTACCCTTTACATTGTAACCCTTTGATGAATGAGAAAAAGAGACGATGTTTCCATCAGTCTCTTTGTTGCTACAATCAATATCGTAGACTTTACCTTTCTCTTTACCTTCATCAAAAGCACTTCCTCCAAATTCAAGTCCTCTATATTTGGATTGTCTTATTTTAATTTTCATAATTTTTAATCTACTCTTCGTATTGAAATTATTTCAGGAAATCTCCAAGAGTTGTGAAATTCAAAAACCCACTTATTTTTATCTTCATCTTCAATAAATCTCCTCTTTGGAGTTTTACCTTTGTACGGATCTTCTAATTCATTTTCTCCCATAATCATAATATTTTATTTTGTTCATCCCCATGAACTTCATTAACAGTTATTAAAAAAAAGATGAAGGAGCAGAGGATGCCCCTACATCAGAGGTGAGAATCTCACTAGACTAATCTACAAATTTAACATTTCCAGCTATCTGTAGTGAGATTTTTCTTTTAGATGCATTAACCCTCCTCTCAAGTGTATCAGGGTCAGCTACAAAGTAATTTTCATTTTTATCTAAGTATACAGTTATGTACTTTGTTATAGGTAGAATTCCTGATCTAGCTCCAACATTTGCTAACCTAACTTCTCCTGTTAGTTCTCCTGTTTCCTTATTAAAGGTTCCACTAGTACAACCACAACTGTAATGTATGTAATCTATTATATCCTCAAATCTATCCTCACCTTCTTCTAGTTCTAGCTTAAAATTAAACTTGTGAACTTCTTTATTCGTCTTTTCATCGAATGAACTAACATTAGTACTACAACGCATATTATCCCTTATTTTTATTATTACTAACTATATCAAAATTAAACCCTACTTGGTTATTCTTAATAACTCTCCAATTCTCTTCAAGTTCCATCTGAATCCAAAGTGGATCATCTTCTCCATCTTCATCTTTGTTTCCACATACTCCACTAGTAGTTGTCATCAAACCCTCAGTACTGCATCCACACCCATTTCCATTCTGACCTACACAAATACCTTCTTTTACACATTGACTACATAATAAGCTTCTGTAAACTAATTGCTCAGAGTAAGCTAATGCTTCTGATGGTTCTATGTTTATACCTGTACACAACTCTTTCTTTGACTTAAAGAAAACTAGTAACTTCTTCCAATTGAAGATGTCTTTAAAACCTCTCTTCTTTATGTGATTTATTATCTCTCGCATAATTAAGATTTTAAGTCGTACTTAGCTAATATCTTATATGGAGACACAATGAATGTACTTATTAAATGTACAGGTGTTCCATACTCTTCAGGTAATAAGAAGTAGTAAGGCTTCCACTTAGCATGGATTGTATCTAACTCTTTCTTCAAACCTTGTGGTAGGATTGGCTTCTCTGCACCAAATGAATTCGCATACTGCATAGCTGCAACGAAATCTGGATTAGGTGCACTTCCTGTTGTCTCGTCTACAGGTAGAACTACTAAATCACCTTCTTGGTATTGAGGATTATTTATACTAGAACCTACTTTAATTATCTTAGCTAGGTTAATATATCTCCTAGCGAAAGAAGTTTGTCCTGATAACTTTAAAGTACCATCCATGTCAGGCATAAGTATCGTACCTGCCTTGCCACCTTGCTTTACTTGATACACAAATACCTTGATTATATAATCCTCAGTATTAGAGATATTTTTGTAATTACTAGAAAAGTCTTCTGATGCAAACTTAACTAACTGTTTATTAAACTCTTTCTTGTCTAGCACTTCAGGCATAAAAGTTTCTGCCATCTCGTTAAATATCTCCTGTGCCTCTTTTACTGTTACTTGATTCAAATCTTTATATTTTTGTTATTATCCCAATTAATTTAATTCCTACTCTTCTTCCAATGCTGACTCTGCTGCCTTACGTTCGAATTCTTCTAGATGCTGCTTTGCTCTAGCTAAGTTATCTTCAGTAGGTATCATCAACTTGTCACCTTTATACTTCATGAACATATCTCCTCTAAGATGCTTTCGCTCACTTTTCTGTGACATGTTTACAAATCTCTTAGCTGATCTCAAAGCTTCAGACTTATGAATGTCTGTGATACCATCCTCATCGATACCATCTCTTTTTATAATAGCTTCCATAGCATTAACATAAGCTACTTTTTCTACTGATCTTCTATTCTCAGGTGTCACCACTGCACCTCCGTATAGTTCTCTAGGATATATACCGTAGCTAACACCTTCTAGATTCTTGTCTAGACCTTTACCACTGTATATCTCTTTTCCGTACTTATTTAATCTTCCCATCTCTATTTTTTGTGTTTACCCCTACTTCTCAGCTCCTCTGCTGATTTATTCTTTGTGTTGTATCCTACTCTGTCTACAAACCTATTTCCGTAATCTACTAACTCTCTTCCAATTCTAAGGGCTTCTCTATCCCTTTCAGGTGTTGGTCCTGATTTACCTTTCTTAATATTAAAACGCTCTTCACCAAACCATGTACCATATAGTGAACGTCTTCTGCTAATTGTGGAGTTATAAACTATCGACACCCACAACTTTTCTGCTATTGAACTTTCAAATCTAGGTTCACTAAATAACCACTTCAACCATTCATCTTCTTCTAGCTTAAAATAATTATTAGGTAAATCTGTCTTAATACCTGTAACCCAACTATCTTCTAATTCTTGTGGGTCTATTTCATTCCACCTACAAGCTAAATTATCATCCTTTCCGTACTTTGCGTTGACTGCTTTTTTGTAAAGCTTCCACCACCTCTTTATGTCGTAAACTAATCTGTACCTAGGAAATGTACCTTTTTTAAAAAACTTAATCTGTCTTTTTAAAGTCCTTGATAAATTGTAAAATGTAGACTTAAAAACACCTAACTCAGGAACTGATACAGTTGGCATCCTAGCATCTTGTAACAGTTCTCTAAATCTAACAAAGTATTCATCAATTAAATCTAAACCATCCTCCTCGCTAATGCCTGCTTCCTTAGAGGCGATATTAATCTCCTTCCTCAGTTGACTCAAATAATTGGAATGTCTTGTTACTTTCACCTTCTATATCTTCTACTACTTCAATTTTTAACCCTAAAAAATAGGACAGATCTTTAAGCTTTAAGCTGTCTACACATACAACCTCTATTTTCTCCCCAAAATACTCATCACCACTACTATTCAACTCTTCTTTGTACTCACCCATTAATGTAGATACTATATCAAACCTAATTTTAATGCTGTTATAGTATTGCTCATCGCTAAGACCTGCCCATATATTATCGATTATTCTCACTTTAATTTTATTGTTGTTCTAGCTGAAATCTCATTGTCACCTCAAAATCGTTCCCTCTAACTTTCTCTAAGAATGGAAGTAAGAAAATCTCACCTCTGTCTCTCTTAGCTAGAAATTTCTTTGCTATGTTATTTGATTTGGTATTTACATTACTTCTAGTAAACCCATATTTCTTATATTCTTCTAATACTCTAGGAGTAAACAACCTCCTAGTATTTAAATCCCTTTGGACCTTTATTGTTGCTATTATGAAATCCTCCTCACCTGTTGTTGCATATTTGCCAGGAGCATCAACTATTTGACATAGCTGTAAGCACCTTCTGATAAGGTCATCTTCATTTAGTATTCTTAAAAAATCTTTGCTTTCCATTGACTGTAAAAATTATTACCCCCTTATCTTATGTAAATATACAAACACTTTTGATACTTTTGGGGTGCTTGTTACGAAATTCGTAAAATTATTTTTGATTTTTGCTATATTAGTAAATATCATATATCTTTCCTGTTATTGAAATCTTCTAGTATAGATTCTATCAAGTCAGGTCTATACTTTAGCTTAAAAATCTTCTTATCTTCAGGGTTATAGTCTTTGTAATATATAAAGTCTATGTGCCTAGGTGTAAAACCCATCTTAACTAAACTGTGCATATAAGTTCCTAGCTGACACTCAAACTTTTGGATCTTATCATTTCTGCACTTAAACTTATCTAAAGGTGGAAGTGCTTTGTTGTTGTAGTACTTCCTAGGCTCTCTTTTCATAAACTTGTGATCATATATATCAACAAATCTTTCATCACCTATTGTTTCAAAACAAACTATATCAGATTGACCAGGCAACACATCTCTCATAATCTCATCATACTTCTCTTGATCTGTAACCTTACCATCTTTAACATACTGCATTGCATCCCATCCTGTGTGTACTAATAGCTCAGGATAACATCCATCCTCTAACTCTTCGTAATAGTTCAAAGCTACAGATTGATTATCGTAATCTTTAGCTTTCTGTATTACAGGTTGCATTCTTTTAGTTCTGTGATTAAAGAACTCTCCTGCTGCATATAACTTATTCTCTTCTATCAAGTGGGCTTCAGTACCTCTAACACCTGACATTCTCCACTCCTCTCTAATTAACTCTCTTGTAGCTAATAACTCATCCCAATCTATCATAGGCTCTAATGCTTCATGCATAACATCTAAGTCAACCTTATAGTCATACTTAAATGTTTTAGCCATAATCTTCTTCCATTCATCTTGACCAAATAATACTTGGTAAGCAGATCTATATAACTGACCTTCCATATCAAAAGGGAAGTAAGGCTTCAATGCACTAGTAACTGAACTTAGTCTAGTTCCTTTATAGTGATAGAGATGCTCCTCTTCTTCAAATGTTATTATACTTCTTTTTTCTTCTGTTGCTATCATTACTATTATGACGTAATAATCTACTTTATAGTAAGTTATTATAGCATAAACTTTAGGTTTATTTACTAATAATTTTTCGCTTTTATGATATAAGTAAATAACCTTCCTTATACTTTCTTTTAATCCCTTTTTAAACCCTCTTCTAGAAGCTTGGGAACTTACATTATTACTGGACAATTATAGAATAATAGTATTATACTGATAATCAATAAGTTAAGAAGAAAACAAAGTAAAATACAAGCTAATTTATAAATATTTAAAATAATATTAATTTAATAGGTTACATTGTTCTTTTTATTTCGTCATAGTAGTATACAGAATACATTAATAACATTTAGCTTTATAAAATATACAATGCAAGTAAATTTAAACTTTAATCAAATCCAAGTTTCTCAGGGCAAGACTCCTGAGCTGTACTTGTATTACAGGTTAAGGGCTTTTGCTATGTATAATGGAGGTTGGATAACTAAATTTAAGTTAACTAACAACGAAAAGTATACTCTACTTCCTAAACTTAAGAAGAGTGGATGGTTGAGTAGAGACATGAATAAAGTAGTAAGCTATAGAAAGATATTAAATAGAGGAGCTAACTTCTCTTCTTTTGTAGACCTTAATGTAGAAAAGCACTTGAATGACATGAATACATTCAAAGGTTTCTTAATAGCTAGTACTGAGTCTTTATTTTTAAAGTCTCGTCAACATAAACAAAGAAAGAATAAACAAAGCTTTAAAGCACCTAATAATATACTGACATCTAATCAGAATCGGAATAAAAGTACACACGAGGCAGAAATGCCTAGATTACGAGTGAAGAAGATTAAAGGTTCGATGGAATATTTTGGAAGGGTTTATAATTTAGAGCTAAGTAAATTTTTGAATTTATCAGAGAAGACTGTAACTAGATGGAGACAGTTTTCTATAGCTAATAAGTTTAACAAGTATAGTTATAAGAGGGTAAATTTAAGTAAGCCCTCGAATGACAATAGAACGAAGGTACTATCATACGATGGTGTTGACAGAGCTTACTTTTGTAATAAGAAGAAAGCGTATATGTTATGTGATATGGTTATCAACACTAGAGGGATTATACCTTTTTATAGTAAATTTTACGATTACAGAAGTAGTATTAAATATTCAATTAGAGACTAGTATGACAAAGTATAAGATATATACAGATGGCTCTTCAGCTAGAGCTAACAATAACTCTCCTTGGGTTAGTGGCGTAGGTTATGTTATTCTAGATAATGACAATAATTTATTATCTGAGGGAAGTTGTGGTGGATATGACAAAATAGGAGCTGCAGAACTTAGAGCAGCTATTATGGGAATAGAAGAAGCTATGAGTATAGCACAAGATATAGACAATAGCACATTTGTAATATACAGTGATAGTAAATATGTAGTAAATGCCATAAATAGAGATATGTATTTATGGAAGAATGAAGTTAAATATAAAGAAAGAGTTAATTACGATCTTATAGAAAACTTATTAAGGCTTAGTAGAGAGGTTACAATAAGATCTAATTGGGTTAGTAGTAGCAGTAGTAATGATTATAATAATTTTGCACATGATTTAGCAAATGAGTCAAGAAGAGAATTCTTACTCTGTGAGGCTTAGAAAATATAATAAGGTATGAATATGTTAAAAAAGATTTTTAAGTGGCTTAAGGCGTTAGGCAGACCATCAGAGGATATATCTGAAGATACTGCTAAAGGGGAGAAGAAGACTATTCATGAAGGAGCGTTTGATTTAGAGGCAGATAAGTATTATAAAGTAAAGGGAGACTATCTTCTTTACGTTGGTAAGGATATGATGTTCTTAACTAACTCTAAGATAGGTGGAATGATGATAGTCCCTTTCTATAACGAGGATGATGCTGAAATGCAGGGACAGTACAATGGAGATGGAACAAGAGATGATGCTGAAGTTGACATGGATTTATTCTTCGAAGACTTCCAACACGAAGAAGGTGAAGAGAAAGGTATGTCTTCAAGACCCTCAAGCATATTTACAGTCACACTAGAGGACTTCGAGAGTAAAGTTCAGTATTATTCACTGGATACTCTAACAGAAGTTCTACTTGCAGCAGAAGAGGAGGAGAAGTACAGTTACGCAGCTATACTTAGGGATGAAATAAATAATAGGAAAGAAAATGGATAATATTATGAAAAGAAATGAAATAAATGGAACTTTTTTATCAGCCGATCCATCTTTGAAGAATACAGCCTTAGTTTGGGGAGTAATACAAGATGGCGTAATAAAACCTTTAGCTCATATGATATCTACGACCGACAAAGTTAAAGGCGAGAAGGTTATGATAGATATGGTTAATAGAGCTAGAAAAACAATAGAGAATATAATAGCAACTATTAATGCTGTTAATCCTGACTTTACTTTCTCTGAGATACCTAGTGGTTCACAGAGTTTGAGTGGAGCTAAGTCAGCAGCATTATCGTGTGCTTATATTGCACTACTCGGTACAGACTGCATTATATCAACTCCTGGTGAAGTTAAAAAGGCTACAGGTAACAAGAGAACAGCTACAAAGGAAGATATGATGGATTGGGCTGACAAACAGTTCCCTGACTATGATTTCCCACGCAAGAAGGATGGCACAATGGTCAAAGGTAAGTGTGAGCATATTTGTGATGCTTTAGCTGTAGTTGAAGCAGGTATTTTAAAAATGGTTTCTTAAAAATATAATATATTATGGACAATGTACCTTATGTAAAATTATTCGAGGATGACATCTCACCTGAGACTGTTCAAGATCTCATAGATGATATACATGACCATGACAATGTTAGGTTGTACTTCTCTACTGATGGAGGAATGCTAATAGATACAATGGCTCTTATAGATTATCTAAATTCAAGGGGAGATAGCTTAACATTAATACTATCAGGATACTTGCAATCTGCAGGTGGGATAATATTAGAGAAGTTCACAGGTAAGGTTGAATTATCTTATGCTTTCGAATTTGTTGACCTTCACTTAGTGGATCGTGAGACATTGAACTTCAGGGACAAGTTAATTAACAGTAAGTTAGTTTCTAGTGCCGAGAGATGGAATATAGATTATATCAATTGGTGGAAAAAGTTTTACAAGTTAACAGCTAAAGAGGTTAGGGAATTGAAAGAAGGCAAGGATATAAGACTATATAGAGATAGGATAGAAAAGATAATATGAGTAAAGACTTAAAATATAACGAAGGACTTGTGCAAGCTATACTTTCTCAGTATGTTAGTATAAAACTTAAGATGCGACATTTCTTCTGTAACCTATACTCACTTTACGATAACACATTTGAGTTAGATTTCTTATATTTCGATAGATATAAGTTCCTTAATGAATGTGAAGTTAAGGTGAGTAAGCAGGATGCACTAGTGAATGAGTTCAATAAGACAGAGAAGCATAAGAGGCTAGCTAGTGGAGACGAGAGTTGTCCTAATAAGTTTTGGATTGTCTGTCCACCTGATGTTGTTCCAACTTCTGACCTTTTGCCTGATTACTGTGGATTAAAGCATGTACTAAGAGACAAGTATGGAGTGCACAAGATAAAGATAATACAAAAGGCTCCATTGATACACGATAACATAAAGTATACTCCTTCTGACTTCTTTCAAAAGGTTTACTATCAACTATCTAAGTATCAAAGTAAATGGTTTGCTGGCAAGATAGCAGACTTCGATAGTAGGCTTAAGGATTCCAAGCTAGTTGTAGCTAAGCCTAAAAGAAAAAGGAAGAAGAGGACATACAGAAAACTAGGAGACAAGTCTCTAAAGGCAGGATTGCCAAAAAGAAGAAAAAAGAAATAATAGATATGAGTTTACCAAAAGGTTATAATTACGATCCTTTGCCAAGTGGATTAGCATTGGGTCACTCTGTGATAGATGGATTTGGAACACATTCAACTAGAGCTATAGAGTCAGGAGAAGTATTCTTTGATAGAGAAACACATACTCAACTTCCTGGTGAAGATGGTCAGCTACTTAGAAGTGGATTAGGTGCTTTCATTAATCACTCTGATGACCCAAACTGTACTTTGTATAAATCTGCTCCTGATGATAATGGTGTTGTTCAGTACTTTTTACAATCACTTAGAGTCATATATAGATTGGAAGAAATTACACTTGATTATGGTGATCATTTATGTGGATGCGAAAATTCTAACAAATTAAAGTGATATTTATAAAAAACAAACGTCATAATAATAATATGGAAAATAACTTTAAAAACGAAAAGACAGGAGAGGAGTTTCAAATACTCAATTTCCGAAGGTCTTTCAGGAATGGTGAAATTGTATATACCGACAAGAGTGGTAATATACTATCTGATAAAGGTGTGGTACTAGCTAAGATTAAAGGAATAATACAAGCTCCTTCTATCCAAACTGACACAAAGAACAGATATTAAATAAGGAATTAATTAATTAAGTTTATAAAAAAATAGAAGATGAAAAATTATTTTAAATTAGTAGCAGTAGTTATCGTAGTTGTAACTCTGATGTTATTGACAAGTTGCGGTAAGGACTCTAGTCCAATAGTTGTAGAGCCTTACGTTGGCGTTACAGAGATTAAACCTCAATTCCAACCACAAGGAAGTACATTCTTAGTAGGAGATACTAAAGACATTGTAGTTCGTGTTAGGAACATAGGAGATTCCTATTCAGTGGGTTCTATCAAGCTGTATGTTAGTGGTTACAGTGCGTTTAGTATCAATTTCAATCCAAACGCTCTAACAGCTAATACAATCTCAGGAACAGTAGATGTGCAAAACCAACACTGTGCAAGCTTTGATGGATCAGGTTTCCTTTTTATTGAAACACCTCTATCTATAGCTCCTGGTGAAGAAATTAATATTAGCTTTACAGTTACAGCAGAAGTAGCTAATCAACTTAACGAGTTATATGTGTCGCTACAGAATAGATCAGGTGGAGACATTGATATTGAGAACAACGATATATTTAAAACACTCTCAATATCATAGCATGAGAGTTAAGTGTATAAACGATAGCAACAAACCTTCAGATATCCCTGATTCAAAGTGGGTAGAAGAGGGGACAATCTACACAGTAATAGATGAATTTAAATCATTGCCTCAGGAGGTTGACACTTATGTCCTAGCGGAGCTGGACCTGGAGGGGACTGGTTACCAAGGCTTCGCAGCAGTAAGATTTGATATAGACCTTACAGACGAATTCGATGAAATAAACGCAGAGATACAGGAGGAGATAGATTTGGAGATATTGAATAGAAGTTTGAAAGACGAATTATAATATGTTACCACAGTATGCATAGACGTAAGCACTTCATTGAGCTAGATAGTGTGTGTACACTCTTGGTGGTATATATATAGGTGAGCCTTGTACATTAATTTGTGCAGGGCTTTTTTTATTGAGCCATGCATAACATCTTACATAAGGTAATAAAGCTGAAGACGTTTTTTTGTACCTATATATACTGGGTTTACCCCTACTTTTATATATGATAGGTTAACCCCTATAAAAAGTGGTACCCCCTCATTCCTGTATAAAAAACATAGGGGTGGGTACTATGCTCTAATAATTTACGTCATAGTAATATGGAGGAACAATGGAAAGATATAAAAGGTTATGAAGGTCTGTACGAGGTATCAGATCTAGGCAGGGTTAGGAATGCTAAGAATGGAATGATTAGAAAATTATACATTCGTGATGGAGAATATCCTAGCGTGGGACTTTGTAAAGAGGGTAAGAAGAAAACTCGTAGGGTACATCAGCTAGTAGCAATAGGTTTCCTGGGTCATACTCCGAGTGGTCATTCTGTGCACGTAGATCACATAGATAATAACAAGCTAAACAACAATCTAAACAACCTTCAACTTTTAACTTGCAGGGAGAACAACTCTAAGGACAAGAGTGGAGGGACTTCTAAGTACGTTGGGGTTTATTGGAATAAAAAGTCTAGTAAGTGGCATACGCAAATACAGGATAAGGGTTTGCATCATTTAGGTTACTACACACACGAGGAAGAAGCAAGAGATGCATATGTACAAGCCTTAGCTAGAATACAGTCAGGTTTACCCCCAAAGTCCGTTTTGGTCAAAAATCGGTTATCCTAGTCCAGGTACACCTGGTATAAATAAATGAAACCCCCAAAGGTTCTGATTTCGGAACCTACCCCCCATAGTAGGTATCAATTTTAAAATTTCAGATTTATAATGTAGTAAATAATAGTTAATACCTTAAAGGTTAAGACCATAGAGTATCATGTATGTATGTATCGTCAGTCATTGTTAACATAACATTGGTAGAGATAGTATAGATATATGATAACAGTAGATATGTTTCTGTTCTTGTTATGTAGTAGGTATTAGGAATTTTTTGATAGGTATATATACTATGTAGTATATTATATATGTGGTGGTGGTAGTATAGTAAGGGATAGATAGATATCGTTCGTTAGAGGGCTTCTATGTGGCTTGTATGCTATAGTATATTACATAAGAAACCCCTACACATTTGATTGTGTAAGGGCTTGTTTATTGTTTATGTATGTCTACTAGAATCTCATAGTCTCCCATACTTTTCTAGATGTGATGATACCATTGAGTATCAATATAAGTTTATCAACTTCTTTATTTAACCAAGCTAATCTATCTACCGCATCTTGGTCTTCTTCATTATTTTCCCATTGCTCAGCGAGTTCTTCTAGCATACTGTCCAACATATAGCTAAACTTATCAGCGTTAATGAAATTGTCTCCTTGAAGCGAATAAACTTTGTGACCAATCTGTGATAGTTTTGATGATGTAGTTGTGTAATCTAACATTGTGATTTATTTTAGTGTAATGCTTCATTGCAATTACATTACAAAGATAATCAAATATTCTAGTTCTGCAACTATTTATATCATTTATTTTTGATTTATTTTAGCTGAAGAATGCTTCCTTCCAAAGCCCAAGAGCTAAGGTAATCATTATTTTTTAATTATCCAAA